AACTCCTGAAGTAACCTTCGTAGAGTGTAGTCGTCAATGTACATAACTAAAAGGGAAGGTCTTTGTTTATTACTTGTTCAGGTTTAATCCATTTACCTTGCGTAGGTTCTTCCGCCTTTTTGTAAGGTTCTGAAATCTTTACCGAAAAGTAAGTAGTTCCTTTTGCGCTTTGCTTAACCCATAACGCTATCTCTTTGTCTTGACCATCTACGTTAATAGTTCCTTTGTAGTCTGGGTGCGTGTCCGCCTTTTTCTCGTTTTTGAAGATTGCTCCTCCGTTTACTTTTGTTTCCATTTTTTATTTATTTATTTGTTTTACTTTTTCTAAATATAGAACTGCGTCCATAAGTTCTTCTTGTAGGTGTTTAAGCCATTCTAATGGACTTAATTCGTTTTCTTGTAGTGTAGTTCCATATTTCTTTATTCCACGCTCTGAACGCGCTCTAAATTCGTTTATTACTGATTCCACTATTTCGTCTTTTTGCATATTATTTATTTTTAAATTGTACTATTAAGTGTTATATAACGCACATTTTAATAGATTTAGTTCCTTTTTATTGCCACTTATATCGTATTAAATCGTATTAAATCGTATTAAATCGTATTAAATAAGTTGTTATAATACTCACGTGCTAACTCTATCTTTTCTTGTATTTGCCATATTACTGTTTCGTCACGCTCTACTTTAAATACTTTGATTCGTCTTTCGTTAGGAATGTGGTCGAAGTTATGCTTCTTTTGTACAAAATCACGGATGTCTAAATCTTCGTCTATCTTATGCTGTTTCCAATGTTCTCTTCTTACTTCGTCTTCTACTATCTCAAAAGGGGTGTTCATTAAGCAATAACAAAGTAACGATTCAGTTTTTCCTGTTAACCACATATAACCTTGAAGCTGGTAGTAGTAGTCTTTGTTAGGTATTTCAGTATCAAAGAATGGAAACGTAGTAGCATCCCAAGAAGATTTAACGTCTAAAAGTATTTCATTCGTGTTTACGTCAGGCACACCGCTTATAAAGTCATTCTCGAAGCGTTCTTCATTCTTGTAAATAAATCCTAAATCTAAAACATCGTTGACAAAACTAATAGCTTCGTCTTCTACTTGGTTTCCTTTGTCCGTGTAACGTGACCAAAACTCTTTCTTAATTCCGTATTTGTGTTCTAATACTAATTCCTGAATATAAGTCTTAGCTGTTTGCGATAAGCTCTCCCCTTTGGTTCGGGGAGTAGCCATTAACTTACCTATTTGTGAACAACGTATTTTCATAACTCAGTAATTTGTTTAAGTTGTGATGCATCTAAATCAAAAGTTTCGATTAGCTTTTCTATTTGATATTCGCCGTTCTTAATTGCTTCGATAGCTTTGTTGAAACGTGCGTTGTCAATCTTTGTCTTCTTTTGTTTAGGTTGTTCGTCTTTTACTTGTTCGCCACTTGCGTCCGTGTCTTTGTCGGTCACTAATCCTAATGCTGAAGATAATGCGTATCTACGGAAGTATGTTACACCAGAACCGAAAGACTGATAGTCATTCATTCCTTTTAACGCTACTTGTGGTATCTCTACCATTGAATCTAAACATTCGCCACTTTCTACGTGAAATACTGTTGTACATAGGTAGGTAGTACCTTCTTTAGTGTTTAGAGTTTGAGTGAATCCTAATCCGTGTTTTTGTAGTAGTGGATTAATCACTTCAAAGATTTTAGGCAAGTCAGCGTAAGAATAGCCGTAGCCTTGTGTAGCCTTGTGAATTACAGGCACTTCTTGTTGGAACTCAGCCAACGATTTAAACAAATTTTTCATAGGTGTTAAATTAAAATTATAAGCAAATATAAGTATAATTATTATATTACAATATATTTTTAGAGAAAATCTTTCAATGGAAGTAAAATTCCTTTACTTGTGTTAGAGTCACCGCCTAATACATCTCGAGTAGTCTTAATATATTTACGACACATTTGCTTTAATTCGTCTTTTTCTACGATTACACAGCGTTTCTCATTCAAGAAATAACAATAGTAATCAGCTTCGCTTGTAGCTATTCCTGAAGGCTTATTTCGACTTTCGTATTCTACAAATATGTTTCCTGTTTCTAAACATTGCATATCTCGTTTTACTTCTATCTTCTTACCAAGCATCTCGTAAAGTTGTGTTTCGAAGTTTAAACCTATTTCTAAGTCGTATCTAAAATCGCTATTGTGCTTCATATTGTTTTATCTTTTTTTTGTACGTGTTAATTATTTCTTTTAGTTCGTCTATCGTGAACTTCCGTGTTTTCTTAGCTTCAGCTTCTAAAAGTGTTAATTGTTCTAATCCTATTTTGTTAATTAAGTTAGAACGATATTCAATTAGGTTGCCACTCAAAAAAGTGTTGCAGTGTTCACATTGAAGGTGTACGTTATCTTCATTAAATCTTACGTTCCAATGGTTATTAGCGTTATAGTAATGCCCAGCGTTACTTTTTTTAGGTTTTTGCTTACAAGAAATACATAATTCGTCTTTATCTCGTAGTCTAATGTATTTGTTGAATACTATTTGAGTAGCTTTTACAAGGTCTTGTATTGTTTCTAAGTTTTCTTGCATATTCTTTTTCGTCTTTTTCCACGCTTTTGATTTAGCTTCTTCTACGAAAACACGAATACACTCGTCTTTTAAGCAGTACTTTTGATTGAAGCGCACAGGTTCAAATTTCTCTTTGCAGTTTTTACATCTCATCGAATATCGTTTTTTGTATTCCTACTTTTTCTATATTACTCCATTGTTTTGCCATTGCTTCTGCAATACCTGGAAACGTTTTACTCCTTAGTGTTCGTCTTTCTGCAGGTGTTTTAGCTTGTAATAAAGCATTATAATACCACAAGCCTTGCTTTTTCTTTTTGCCCGTTTTCTTATCTATCCATTCAAATACTTCACCTTTACCAACTATTTTAGTAGGTTGTAATAATGGAAGGTTTTTAAGCCATAAACACGTAGATTTTGTAGCTTCGTCGCCAAATTGCCACGGGTGAATAATTTGGTCGGGTTCTCTTATATAAGTTGAAATTACCGAAATAGGGTTTTCAATCGCTATTCGTGGAATTTTAGCATCCATTAATTCGTGTACAAATTCAAGCCCTTCCATTTGATTACGGTAACGTTCTTCATTCCTGGACCCGTCTTTATTGTATAACCAACCTGCACCACTTACGGCTAAATATGTACACGGTGGATGCGCTACCATAATATCCCAACCTTCATTTATAATATCAAAAACACTTGTTTGAAAATGCCATTCCGGGTGTCCACCACTACACGGTAATAAATCACAACTAAATGCTTCGTGTCCTAACTTACGAAATTCTTTTGTTACTGCTTGACTTTCTTCACAAGCTACTAAAACACGAAGAACTTTCATAAGTCTATACCCTTAAAATTAATCTGCTTTTTTAAGTCTATAACCTGATTTTTTAAGTCAAGGTTTATCAGTTCTAACCTAAATAAACTTTTATTAGCAATCCTATATTCGTTTTCTAAGTCTAAGAAAATACGATGTATCTCTTTAACGTCTTTTAAACTTTGTGACATAGAGTCTATTAAGTCTTTTCTATTAGGGTGGTTTTGTTTTATTTCGTCTAATGATAGGCTTATCTTAGCGTGTAATGCTCCTATTTGAACACTTGTTTTTAGTAGTATTAAATCTTCCATAGTTAAAATAAAGTTAGTTGTTTAATGTGATTCTGTATTCTTTCTTTCGCCTTTTCATAGTATTCAGCGTCAAGTTCACAAGCAGTCAACTCGAAGCCGTAATCGTGACAAGCAATTGCTATTGAGCCACTACCTAAATGTGTATCGAGTATCTTGTCGCCTTGCTTTGCGTATTTGTCTAAAATCCATTTGTAAAGCGCAACTGGCTTTTGCGTTGGGTGTGTTCTACCTATTTCATTACGCATATATTCAAAAACTCGAGTTACATTATTAAAAGAAGTCCACGCTAATTCAAATTCAGACAAAGTAAAACCTCTTTCTGGTTTTAACCAAGACAACCAACATCTTGAAGGCTTTAAATATTCTGTAAAATAATTCCCACCCCAAATAATTTGATTTTTACTTATTCTAAAAAGTTCATCAAAATATTCTTTTTTTGGTATATCATTATCCCAATTTCTTTTTTCAGATTCTTTTCTTGCTTTGCTCCAACCATTTCCATTCCCACCTACCCATATTTTATTAATCCCATAAGGTGGGTCAACTATTGCTAATTCAAAATAGTTATCAGGATAACGTGCCATTAACTCCATATTGTCCTCGTTGGTTATTTCTATTTTATCGGTTAGTTTCATAGTTAAAAGGGTAAGTTATTTTTTAATTTTAATTTTTCACTTGTTGACATTAATCCGTCAGTTT